TAACCCCGAAGGAGTTGGTTGGGAAAATTTAAATAAAGATAATGTTGATCGAAGTTTAACGGTACCAAATATTTCTTATATGGTATGGCCTGAAGATGTAACAGGTGTTTATCATACAAGACTACCAGTATGTAGAACCTCTGGAGAAAAGAAAAAGGGAGAAGATTTTCTTCCGAATATTCCTGCTGAAATTCGTAATACATATACGAGTAAATTAACTGGGAAATATTTTCAAGTTATTTGTTATAGTTGGATTGATCCTACAGATCCATCAATTATGAGTGGTGAACTTACTGATGCAGCATGTTGGTCAATTGGCGTTCACTATGATGGATATTTATCACCCGCCTGTAATACAATTCCATATACCATTGATACAAAAGCACATCCTTTAAGAGAGTCTAGGCGTCAACAAACACCTGTTACGTTGATGTTATATCAACCATTTAAAGATGATAAATTTACTGATTGTTCAATGACTTTAAAATATAACAGAGGATATGGATTTAGTACTAATGTTCTTACTGGATGGACTAAAGGTAGTGGGTATAATTACTTAGATCAAATGTTAACTGCATTTCCAAAGTTTGTAATTACAAGTGGTGGTGGAACTATTGATGCTGATGGAACTGATACCGTTGAATTTAAAATGACTGATGTAGATGATAATACTATTGATAAAAATACTACTGTTTATCTTGACAATACTGGTGGATATCTACCGAAGAAACGTGTTACAATTACAAACGGTACGGGATCATTTAAAGTTAAAGCTTTAGGTTTAGAATCTACAGATACATTTAAAGTAAAAATAGGCTTTAGATCACTAACTGGTATGAAAGATGTTGATTATACTGTAAATTAAATCAACTTCTTCCTTACATCATGGTTCTGGCTTTGTTATACTTTATATGTGGTGGACTTAGAGATCAAATAGATACATTGATAATATATTAATACTTTAATAGCTTAATCATGAAAGCAACTGATATGGAGAATATGATGAAAGATGAACAGCCAGAACATATAGCATTTTATGCTAATAGAAAGCATGATGAAGAGGATACTAGAATATCTCCTTTAGATGATTTTTCAAAAATAGATCAGTTGTGGTCAAGTCCTTTTCTTGAATCAGATACACAACTTCCACCAAAAATGTGTACTGATCTTTGTAATGTTCTTATACAAAAAGAAGTAGCAATGTCTGAGTTGAAAGAAAAAGAGCCACAGTTTTATTCAATGGCGGAATCAAAAGGATTTTATGCTACTACTCACTATAATCTTTTTAGTGATAAAGACTTAGAAGAATTTCCAAATGAAAAACAATCTATTTTAGAATTTGAAAATATAGCATGTCAGCAGATTCGTTATTATATTCGTAAAGGTTGGGGTGTACAACAAGCAGATGATATGGTCATTGAGGGAAGATGTTTCGGTAATGTACAAGAGTCTGGGGCAAGAACTTATCCACATTACCATCAAGATACAGATGGTGTATTAGTTCATTATTTAAAAATAGGTGATACAGATGTTGATCCTTCAGAACAATTGCAACATGGTAATGAAAAATCACCACGACACGGGATGCATCAAATATTATTTCAAGATCCCAGACCGTCTATCAATTATCCATATTGGGAAAAAATTCATGCAGTAACACCTAGAGTTGGATTAACTTTAATTCATCCAAATTATGTTTGGCATGAATCAAATCCGTGGTTAGGAAAAGGTACAAGAATTTGCATCGTTGTTAATTTTAGAATTATGTCACACGGATATAATGAATTAAGTAAACCCTTTCGAGGATAGATTATGGCACAATTTAAATTTTATTTAGAAAAACAAAAAGATAACAGCGAACTAATTTTAGATTATGATAATGAAACATCAGAGTTACGATATGAGAATGGTGATATTGTAGTACCACAAAATACGTTTAAAGATTTTAAACCATCTTGGAAGATGGATGAAGGAAAAAGAGATTTAACAAAAATAAAAATACAATTAGGACTTAAATGTAATTATTCATGTGAGTATTGTTCACAAAGATTTGTTCCACGTAATCCAGATGATACTTATAAACATGACGATGAAGACGAAAATACAGTAGAAGAAATTTCTAACTTTGTTAAAAGATTTGATAAAGTAACAATTGGAAAAGAGTTACATTTTGAAATGTGGGGTGGTGAACCTTTTCTGTATTTTCCAAAAATGAAATTGTTAACAGAACAACTTCATGAGAAGTATCCAGAAGCAACATATAGTGTTATCACAAATGGTTCTTTATTGAATGATGAAATAATTAATTTCATTCAAAAGTATAATTATTCTGTTTCAATTTCACATGATGGTGTTGGTCAAAAAACAAGAGGACCAGATCCTTTAGAAGATACGGAAAAAAAGAAATGGCTTTTTAAATTACGAAATCTTTTAATTCCTGGTAATAGGTTTTCTGTTAATGCCATGATTCATAAAGATAATGATAGTCGATCAGAAGTTCAAAGATGGATACGAAATAATTTTGGAGTAGTTCCTATAGGTGAAGGTGGTACAGTTGATGCATATGATGAAGGTGGACTGAGTATGTCATGGAAAACTAATGAAGAACATATTCAATATAGACGTAAATCATTTCGTGAAATAATGGGTAAAAAAATAGAGCAGTTTACAATACTACAACAAAAAATTACTGGTTTCGTAGATTCATTAAAAGAACAAAGACCATCTGCATCTTTGTTACAAAAATGTGGAATGGAAGAACCTTCTACAATGGCAGTTGATCTTAATGGTAATGTTACTACTTGTCAAAATGTAACTGTATCTTCTGATAATCCTGCAGGACTGTCTCATCATATAGGACATATGGATGATATAGAAAATGTTAATATTAAAACAGGTACTCATTGGTCTGATAGAGAAGATTGTCCTAAATGTCCAGTATTACATTTGTGTCAAGGAAGTTGTTTATTTTTAAGTCCGGGATCAGATGAATGGAAGGCTTCATGTGATAATGCATATAGTGATAATGTTGTTTGGTTAGCGGCTTCTTTATTTGAAATTACTGGTCACATTTTGTATAAGATTGAAGGAGAACATCCTATAGATCGACATGATATATTTGGGTTTGAAGCAAAAGAAGTAGTGCATGTTTAATAACTGTTATAAATAATACAATAGAGTAAATAAATTATAGGCGGAAAAGAACATGGCAAAATTAGTTCAAAGACGAAGAGGTACTACTGTAGATCATGTCAACTTTATTGGTGCTGTTGGTGAAATAACAGTTGATACTACTAAAAATACTGCTATAGTACATGATGGATCAACAGTAAAAGGTTTCCCTCTTGCATTAGAAAATATGTCTAATGTTGTTGGATCACCAGTAGGTGGTGGTGTTGGTATAACACAATTAAATGTTAATGATGGTAGTGCTAATCAATTATTATCTACTGATGGTTTTGGTAATCTTTCTTTTGCAACGGTTGAAATTAATGTTTCAAATCAATCAGTTGGTGGTGATGTTACTGGTATTGTAAGTAATATTCAAATAAGAAGTAATGTTGTAGGTGTTAATGAAATAGATGTACTTGAAGGATCTCTTGGACAAGTGTTAACTACTGATGGTAATGGTGGATTAACATTTACGTCTAAATCAAATGTTAGTGATGCTCCAGTTGGTGGAGATGTTAGTGGTACAATTTCTAATATTCAAATAAATGCTAATGCTGTTAGAACAAATGAAATTATAGATAATGCTGTTACTAATAGTAAGTTAGCTGTTAACTCTATTAGTACAATAAAAGTTATAAATTTAAGTATTACAGCAGATAAGTTATCAGCAGATGCTGTTTCTACTATAAAGATTGTTGATGGTGCTGTAACAAATGCTAAAATTGATACAGTTGATGCCAGTAAGTTAACAGGTGCACTTCCAGCAGTAGATGGTAGTAATTTAACTAATCTTCCTTATGATACGTCTTTTGCTGCTGGGTATGATACAGATATGGTACCAGAAGATTTAGTTAACAATGGTACTTATGCTGAAATGGTTATGTCTAGGAATGGAACATTTGTTGGTGAAGTAGGACATGTTGATGTACAACCTACCGGTAGTCCACTTATCTGTGATATATTAAAAAACGGAGTATCAATTTATTCTACTAAACCACAATTTGCTATTAGTACAGCAGCTATGACTCCTGGTATAATATCTTCAACTTCTGAAGGTTTTCTGTCTGGTGATACAATAACATTTAAGGTTACACAAATAGGTAGTGGAACTGCAGGTCGCGGCCTTCGATTCACATTAAACGGAAAAGGTCCTTCATAAATGGCTCATTTAGCACCACAGTTTATAGGTAGACGTGGAGGAGTAAAAGGAACTTTTGGTGGTGACATATCTTATTACAGTTCCTGGAAAATTCATACATTTTCTACAAGTGCAACATTTACTTATCTTGATAGTAGTTCTGGTACGTTAAATGGTGCACTACTTCAAATTGCTGGAGGCGGCGGTGGATCTGGAGGTCAGGGCGGTGGTGGTGCTGGAGGTATGGTTGTAACGCCTACTTGGATTATTACACCAGGTGAATATAATATGGTTGTTGGTGGTGGTGGTTCTCAAACAACAATTGGTTTTAATAGTAGTATTGGAGTTCCTGGTATATCAGATGCTATTGGTGGTGGATATGCTAATGGTCCAGGTGGTTCTGGTTCTGGAGGAGGAACTTCAGGACAAGGTGGTGGTACTGGAACTGCTGGTCAAGGAAATAATGGTGGCGGCGGATCAAATTGTGGAGGAGCAACTGGAGGTGGTGGTGGAGGTGGTGCTGGAGCTGCTGGAGCGGGCGCAAATGGATTTGGTGGTTGTCCAGGATGTGGTGGTTGTAATGGGGGTGGATCAGGAGTAGGTGGTGCTGGTTTATCGAATAGTATTCAAACTGGTACTGCTATATGGTATGCTGGCGGTGGTGGAGGTGGAGGTGGTAATACAAGTGGTAATAGTGGAAACTCTGCTGGAGGAGTAGGTGGTGGTGGAAATACTGGAGCATCACCAGGAGCTGCAGATGGAGGAGATGGTTTGGGTGGCGGTGGTCATGGTTCAGGAAGTGGGGCAACTGCCGGCACTGGGGGGAGTGGTGTAATCATTATAAGGGTACCGAATATATTTGTATAAGGAATTTAAATGTCATATTTTGCAAAAGTTATAGATAATAAAGTTGTTAATGTAATAAAAGCTGAACAAGATTTCATAGATAAATATGATGATGGTTTAGGTGGTGAATGGATTCAGACTTCTTATAATACATATGGTGGAAAACATTACGATAGAACTGGTGTAGAAGATGTTAAACCAGCATTAAGATATAATTATGCTGGTTATGATTTTACATATGATAAAGAGAAAGATGCTTTTATTCCTCCAAAACAATATCCAAGTTTTGTATTAAATGAAACAACAATGCGATATGAACCTCCAATCCCTTATCCAACAGGATTGAATGGTGGACCAAATAGATTTGTTTGGGATGAACAACATTATATTGAATATGGTGAGTGGTTAGATATGTGGGATACCTCAGATGCTTTATCACAACATAATCCAGATTCAAAATATTATTTGGAAGATGTTATTAAGTATGAAGATCCTAATTATGAATTTGATGATCAATCTTATAAATGGTAATACATGGCTACAGCAGAAGAACATAAAAATAGAATGACACAAGCAGAACGTGAAAAGAAAATGACATGGGAAGAAATTCGTGATGATTCTATTAGTAAATTAAAAGATTTAGTATCAAGTGTAAGTAGTGGGTTTATAGAAAAAGAAAAACAAGCTGCACGATATAAAATATGCGAAGAATGTCCAGAATTTAGAAAATCTTTAAGACAATGTAAATTATGTAGTTGTTTTATGCCAGCAAAAACATTGTTTAACAAATCTATATGTCCTAAAGGTTATTGGACGTAGGAAATATAGTAGTATTATAAAGGGGAAAATTAATGCCATCAGCAATATCGGTAAACGTAACAGATACATTTGAACAATGGCGCATAAAAACAAATCAAATTAGTATAGATGTTTTTGATGCTATTAGAAATATAGATGAAGATGCTACTCCTCGTTTGGGTGGTGATCTATATTTAGATAATTCGGATGCGGCAAATCCCGGTTCATATGATATTCTTGGAACAGGTAATATTAATATCACAGGTACTATTACATCTAGTGGTGATATTAGTACGACTGGTGATTTAGCAGTTACAGGTGCTATTTCTGGTGCTCATTTTGGTGTTAATTCTACTAATGGTAATGTTACGGGTACTAATTGGTCTGTCGATGGACCTTCGGGTGATATGAACGCAATAACTTTTAAGGGCACTCTTAATGGTGTTGTTCATCCAATTACAACTGGTACAACTCAAGCAGCAAATAGTATGAATACAAGAATAGCAACAACTGAATATGTTGATACAGGAATTAATGCTATTTCTCTTAATTTGGCATCATTGACTGATACTACAGTCACTGCTCCAGCACATCAACATCTTTTAATGTATAACAGCGGTACTAGTAAATGGGAAAATCAAACAATTTTAGGTGCTGGTGTACCTAATCAACAATTTACAGTAGCAATGGCTGTTGCACTTGGATACTAATTTTAATCTTATAAATATTTGTAATTCATAAAATAAAAGGACAACGTAATGCCAAACGTATTTAAAAACGCACACAAACAAGGTGTAACAACTATAACAGATGTATACGAGGCGCCTGCTAGTAAAACTAGTATTGTTCTTGAAATGGATGTTGCAAATGTAACAAACATGTTAGTTCAAGTATCCGTTACTGTTACAGATAGTGATGCTTCACCTAGCGCAACGTCAACATATTTAATTAAGTCTGCTCCTTTACCGACTGGTGGTACTTTACAAGTTGTTTCAGGTCAAAAAATTATATTAGATGCAGGAGATAAAATTCAAGTAACAGCTACCGGAACTTGTGATGTTGTTGCTGCAGTCTTAGAAGACATTAATACATAAAGGATCTAGTTTATGCCATATTTAGGAACAGCACCTACTCCATTCGCTTCACCAGAAACTTTTGAAGACGTTTTTGCAGTTGTTACCCCACAAAATGTTTTTACTCTAAATAGAGATGCCACAAGTAAATCGGATATTATTGTTTCAATCAATGGTGTTGTACAACACGGTGGTTCTTATGAATTATCAGGTGTTGGTAATAGAACTATTACACTTGATAACAATTGTTTAGATAATGATGAATTTAGAGTTTTACACATGGGGTTTAAGGCGATCAGTATTAATACGGGAGCGCCAAATGATGATTCTGTATCAGCTCAAAAACTAACAGTTAATTCTGTATCAACTGTAAAAATTCAAGATGACGCTGTAACGTCTGTAAAAATTAATGATGGTGCTATTAGTAGTAATCATATTAATTCATCATTAAAACTGTCTGGACCTTCTATTGGTTCTAATAGTATTATAAGAACTAACGCAAAAACAATTGATGAAGATATAGTATTTACTGGTAATGAAAATGGAATGACTGTTGGTCCTGTTACCGTAGGATCAGGGTATTCTGTACAGATTGTCTCTGGTAGTACTTGGACTATTATTTAAAAGGAATATATAAATGGCATCAACATTAAAAGTAGATCAAATAGAAACTCCAAGCGGGGTAGGTAACATATCATTCGCACAACCTATCAGTGGTGATGGAAGCCAATTAAGTGGTGTTGGTTTAAATGTTGGAGGAGGTACAGTTACTGCTGGTGATGTTCTATATTATGATGGGACTACTTGGACTCGCTTACCGAAGGGAACTGCTGCTCAAGTTTTAAAAATGAATACCGGTGCAACGGCGCCAGAGTGGGGTACTGATGCCATAGGTAGTGGAGGAATTACAGTGCCCGCGAGCTCAGTTGCAGGTGATACTCTTTATTATGATGGATCAGTTTATACAAGACTTGCAAAAGGTGCAGCTGCACAAGTATTAACTATGAACACAGGTGCTACTGCTCCAGAATGGGCAACTGTTGCTGCTGCAAGTGGTGGTGGTGGTGCATGGGAATATGTAGAAAAAGTTATTCCAACTACAGCAATTTCTGTTTTAGTACTTCAAGCAAATATAGCATCTGGTTATGATTATTTAGTGACATGGGAAAGAATACGTCATCAAGGTGATACTATGCTTACTTGTCATTTAATGAATGGATCAGGTCCTACACAAGTTTCCTCAGGTAATCTAGGTTATTCACATTATGCAGGACCCGGTCAACATGATCACGCAGTTCAAGCAACCGATGAATTCCACGTATCAAGAGTAAACGCTAGTGGTGGTGGGTCTACTGAAGATCAATGGTGGGGTTCGATGATGTTAATCAATCCGGGTGCCGCTTTAGAAACTTCTGGTTGGTTTGAAGGTGGAATGCGAAATGCACAAGTTGTATATACTACATCTGGACATTGGATAAACGATACTGCTGAAGCAATAACTGGTCTCACTTTTGGTGGTTACGGTGCTATGACAGCACAAGGAGAGTTTATTTCTTATAGGAGAAAAAGATCAGCATGATAATTAATCCAGAAGATGCAGTAGGAAATTATAATCAAGTTGTAGTTTATGCCAATCCAGATGCTCCTGCAGGAGAGAAAATTCAAGCAGTAGATGATGCTACTGGAGAGATATTATACAAAGTAGTTCCATGTAATAAGACAGAGAATGATAAAATACAGGGATGGATAGATGAAGCTCCTGCAAGAGATATGACAAGAATTAGAGAACATAGAGATGGATTGTTAGCATCTACAGATTGGACTGCTAATTCTGATGTAACGATGAGTTCGGACATGACCACTTATAGGCAGATGCTAAGAGATATTCCAGCAACTAATACCGTCTACGAAGATGTAGATTGGGGAACAAAACCATAGGAGATAAGAAATGGCAGTTACTATCAACGGAGATGGCACAGTAACTGGTGCTACATTAAATTGGATAAACCTAGGTACTGATTCTATTGATGAAGATGATATTGCAGCAAATGCTGTTACATCTACCGAATTAAATGATAATGCTGTTACTACTGCAAAGATAGCTGATAATGCAATCACGGGTGGAAAATTAAATGTTTCTTTACTTAAAGGAGATGTTCTATATAGTAGTGGTCCAAATGCATTAGCAAAGCTTCCGAAGGGTCTTGAAGGACAAGTATTGACAATGGGTGCGAGTGGAGTACCAACGTGGACTACTCCT